ACTTCATCCCGCAGGATGAGAAAGCGATCCAGCGCTACAGCCGTCAGCTGAAGTCCCGGATCCGGGAGATCGCAGGCAGGCTCACGGATTTCGATCGGAGCACGGCCAGCAAAATTCAGCAAGTGCTTTTCGCGAGTGACAACGGATAACAATGGTGGACAATAAATTAAGCCGGCCGCAATTGAAAAAAATCTGGGCGACGGCGAGAGAGCTGCAACTAAACAGCGAATTGCTGCATCTGCTGTGTTTGAACCAGACCGGCCAGAAGCACATATCACAGCTTACCAGGAACGAAGCCCGGATGTTCATCGATGACCTGAATAAGCTGAAGGGTGATGTCGTAAATAAATATCACGCCAGCGTGAAAATCGATCGGATGATAAGAGACGAAGGCATAATCTTGGGTTGCACGCCGGCGCAGTGTGACAAGATCAGGTATCTGATGGACGAGGCGGGCTGGACCGAAGGCCGGCTGAAGGAATACTTGGAGCAGTTCGGCGCGAAGCAGCTCGCAGACCTGACCCGCACCCTGGCGAGCAATTTAATCGAGTATTTGAAAAGTGAAATAGCAAGAAGTGGAAGGATGGTGGCAAATGGGGCTTAATAAAGCTAAAGGCAATATGTATCCCTTTATCGATTATACGTGGAATCCGATCAAAGGCTGCCTGCACGAATGCGTTTACTGTTATTTGAAGGCACATAAAAATTTTGATTTCACGCCCCGGCTCGAGGAAAAAGAGCTATTTACATTCCTGGGTCAAAATCAAAAAATCTTCGTGGGCAGCGCGTGCGACATGTTCGGACCATGGGTGCCGGCGAAATGGCAGGAATTCGTATTCAACGCCTGCCGGCGGCGTGACAATCTATATCTGTTCCAGACCAAGGACCCGCTTCAATTTTCCCGAATGATGGGTGTTTGGCCGGCTAAATTCATATTGGGAACGACGATCGAGACCAACCGCAGCACGGCCGAGATCTCGAAAGCGCCCGAACCCCACAAGCGATTTGAGGCAATGAAAGCATTCAGTTTCCGCGAGCGGATGATCAGCATCGAGCCGATCATGGACTTCGATCTGGAAGTGTTGGTCAATTGGCTCGGCACACTCAAACCGAGTTTCGTCTCCATCGGCGCGGATTCCAAGAATCATCATCTACCGGAACCGGAGCCGGCGAAGATAGCGGATTTGATCTATGCGATCCAAACAATGGGGATAAAACTATTCGTCAAGAAAAATTTAAGCCGGTTGACGGCGGCAAAGGCGGCGACATGATTTCAACGAACCTGGCGATTGTTTTGATCGGTATGGCTTTGGTGATCGGCGATCTGATCGGGATGTTCATCGTCGCATGTTTTGCGGTGCGTAATTATAACCGGGGATTTAAGGACGGATTCCGTGAAAGCGAATTGGAGAAAATCAAGAAAGGAGACATCCTGCATGCGGGCTAAAGAATACCTGACGTACGACGAAGCGATGCGGGTTTTCGGTGTTTCCAAGGGCACGCTGAGCAAGTGGGCGAGGAAAGGGCTGCTGTATGCAATCAATTCGATCGACGCGGTGAGTCGGAAGCGGATGAAATTCTTCCGCAGCGACGATGTGCAGTTGCTGGTGAGATTATACAACCGGCTGCCGTTGCACCGCCGGAGTTCGCATTTCCTCGTGCCTTTGTTTCGCAGGGCAGTGGAAAGGAAATTCAATACGCGCCATGGCCAAAACTGAACTGAAGTTCCTGACCGAGAAAAGCTACCGCGATCTGAGACGCGTGCTCAACGACGTACGGGCACGCATGCTGGAGAAGATCGCATCGCTGCCTAAAGGCGAAACGAAGAAACTGAAATGGATGCGGGGATCGGTGGCGGAGGTAGACCGGCTGATCGACGGCGAGCGCCGGCGGACCCCGAAGGGGAAATTATTAGTGACGGTTCGACCCCTGGCGGAAAAGATGATGGAGACCCTGCCGTTGGTGAAGGTATTCGACCTGGGCGCGAATGATGCAATGGCGAAAGTCGGGATTCACCGGCAATTCCCGCTGATCCCCAAGCAGGCGCTGGCCGTGCTGCAGGATTATACCTTCGATCAGATCACGGGCTTGAGCGAAGACTTGCGCAAAATGGTGAAGTCGCAGATCCGGCTCGGGATCATCCAGGGCGAAGGCGTGCCGGAGATCGCGAAGCGCTTGATCAACGAAGGTTTACCCAAAGGCTCGTTCGAGAAGGTAAACGAACGCGCGCGGGTGATCGCACGCACCGAATTAGCGGGGATGTATACCGAGGGCAGCAAAAACTATTACAAACAAGCCGGCGTGAAAAGGGTGCGCGTGATCGGCAAGGGGACTTCGTGTTCGATCTGCGGCCAGCACATCGGCCGGGAATATGAAATAGACCAGGCACCGCGGATCCCGCTGCACCCCAACTGCCAGTGCGGTATCGAGCCGGTGATCGAATGAAAATACTTTTATTCCTTGACATCTTGGAAACGAATCTTAACATTTTGTAATAACAAAGGAGATCAGAAATGGCTAACGCTTTATATGGTAAAGGATGCAACAAATTCGCCAGGGGCGATATCAATTGGCTTGCTTCAGGCGGCGACACGATCCGGGTGATGCTGGTGGATTTAGCATTATATACTTTGCTGATCGATACCGACGAATTTTTTGGCGACGTACCAGCCGGAGCGCGCAAAGGCAACAGCGGCGGTTCAAATCGTACTGACATGCCGCAACTAACATTGGTCGATCCGGCATTGGGCGTGTGCGATGCCAACGATGTAACCTTTTCAACTGTGCCCGCCGGCAATGCGCTCGAGTATATCGTGGTTTTCAAAGATACCGGCGTTGACGGCACGTCGCCTTTGATCGCCTGCATTGATACCGCTACCGGCTTGCCGATAACACCGAATGGCGGTGACATTCAAATTCAGTGGGATAACGGCGCGAATAAAATCTTCAAGTTGTGATGGAGGTGGTTAATGGCGATTGCAACCTTAGATCAATATATTGCTGCAATTAAACAACGTGTTACTTGGATGAAAACCGGCACGCGCACACTGGTGGCAGCGATGCCATATACAATTTTTGATATTGCCGGCAATCCTGCGGCAGGAGCTCTGGCGATCGGCAATACGGCAAATGGATTAGTCCCGACCGATGCAACCGCTGGCTATCCATTAATCAGTACCTTCAGTGGCAATCTGGGCTATCTTGCCAAAGTAGAATATGGTAGTAGCGTTCCCTGCTGTTTTGATATCTACGATAGATTATTCGCCGCTGGAGCTTATTCTTATGCGGCCGGCACGACTTCACTTTCTTCTCAGCCGAGCTATGCCAGCAGAATCGTTAATTCTAATTATGGTGGATTGCAGGCATGGATAGAGGTAGTAACCGCATTCGCTACCGGTACGGCATGGACAATGCGCATTACCTATACTGACCAGAGTGGCAATGCCGGTGCGGTAGGTATCGATCTCCCGACCATGGCAGCAGCAGCATTACCGATTGGCAGAATGTATCAACTTCCACTGGCGGCTGGCGATGGTGGATTACAAAAAATTGAAAGCGTGGTCGTAACCAATGGCGGTACGGCGATGACAGCGGGAACTTTCAATGTCATGGTCTTGCGTCCTTTATGGTTTGGCAGAGTGATAACAGCCAATGGTGGCGATGTCCATGATTTTCTTAAAACCGGTTTACCGCAGATTTTTGAGGATTCGGCCTTATATACCATTTTATATGCGGACAGTACGGCAGTTGGTTTGCCGGATATTTGCATGCAGGTAGCGATGGGATAAGAAATGGCGAATATCTGGCGACGAAATCCGAGCAGTCGGTTATCGTCCGCCGATCTTCTTAAAAAGACGGGGGACGGTAATTCGCAGATAATTGTCAATGAGTTTTTTGAAGTAACTGGAGCTCAACCGCAAACAATATCCAATGCGGGCGATATCGGCTCTGGTTTTGCGGCGGGGCTTGCATCATTAGTCATATTCATCAGCGTGGCCGGGGGTGTGCAGAGTGGTGAAGCCCACGGTACGCCGAAGCTGAATACTTACCTGAAACCATCAGGCATAACGTCGCAAGAGACTTTTGGCACGGCAAAATTAAATCAGCAATTAATGCCATCGGGCATCGTCAGCGGCGAATCGTTCGGCACGACGAAATTGCGTGTGAGCATAATCACATCGGGGATTGCCGGCGCCGAAAATTTCGGGACGATAAAATTAACTGAAAATATAATGCCGTCAGGGATCGGCAGCGGCGAATTCTTCGGCTCGGTAAAACTGCGTGAAAGTATCTCACCATCCGGCATTGAAAGCCTTGAAAACTTCGGGAATCCACAGCTGCGCATCAGCCAAAATATATTGGCGTCGGGCATAACCAGTGGCGAGCAGTTTGGCACGGCAAAATTATGTTTAATCATAGCGCCAACCGGTATTATAAGCCTTGAGGATTTCGGAAATGCACAGCTGTTGTCGATCCAATGCATCCTACCGATTTCCATAATCTCAGCGGAGGCTTTGGGCACGCCGTTGATGGTCGTATTGCAGGGGATACGACCCGATGGGATCGTTTCGACGGAAAGTCTCGGCATACCGAATTTAGTCTGGAATCAGTTTCTTAATGCCCAGGGGGTTGCATCGTCGGAAATTTTCGGCTTGCCTGTTTTAGTATGGGATCAGATTTTATCGCCACCCGGTATCGGATCGTCGGAGATCTTCGGTGTCGGGCGATTATTTAAAAGTTCTAAACCGATCATCACGATACCGGAGATCACGGCCTTATTCAAAACGGAAAAATCAATTGAGTCAGTAATTGTCAATGGGCCGTTGATTACTGCCGCCCAGGTGAAAGTAGAAATGGAAAATGAAAAGTTGATGGCGCTGATCACTAACCAAGCAGCAGTGATTGAGATCGAAAGCGAGATTTTGTCATGACCAAAGAAAAGGGTTCGGCGATCATCATCACGACGATCGTTAAAAAGAAAAATCCTTTTGGAAATTATGAAGTATTCGATCCGGATACGATAAAATTAACCGTTACCGATCCGTCCGGCGCGGCAAAAATCGATGACATCGACATGATCAAACGAACCGGATACATCGGGCAATATTACCATATCTGTCAAACGGGTGGAGCCTGGGCGACGGGAATATATCAAGCCAAAATTACGGTTACCTCCGGTTTATATGCCGATTGTTTAATTCAGGATTGTTTCGAGCTGGTGTAATGGATGAATTCATTCCTTGACATCTTGGAAACGAATCTTAACATTTATTATAATGAAGTTTACGGTGGCTCATTGCCGAATAGAATTCAAAGAGGCATTATGTAGCCGAGCATACGATAAAATACAACGAGAGATGGGCTTGGATGCTTCAGTATTGCGCAATGCTGAAGCATCCTCATTTTTTTAGAAAGGAGAAAAGGAGAAAAGGAGAAAAATATGGGCGAAAAAATAGACATAATTCAGATTGACGAGATGATCTGCCAGGCGGATTTGCTGCTGGAAAATGCCAAGGCATATCTGCAAGACATTCAGAAGGCGATTCACGATCCGGCATTTCTCAAATCGGCCTTCAAGCAGAAGGAATTGGAATTGAAACGGAAGATGGGCGAGATTCTACTCGGGCAGGCGGAATTACGCAACGCCTTGGGAAATAAATCATAAGTTTGCGTCGAAAAAACACAAAGCCCAAGTTTGTTAACCGATACTGCTTATGACCGAATTCATCGAATTACTGAAAATTGTAGGTCCGGCGTATGCAATTCTAATCTGGTTAGTTTTTCAGCTCTGGAAGGAATGCGGCGAAAAGGAGAAGAAAATCTATGAAATGTACGAGCGGTTGCTGCAGGAAACCAAGCAGGATGTGCTGACCAACGTGCGCATGCTGAGCGCGCAACTCAAGAATGAAAACATCGCCCAAGCCTACGTCGAATTCCTGACTCAGCAGGCGGACGATCTGAAAAAGGAGATCGAGGAAGCGAAGGTGAAAAATGTTTAAGATCGTGATCAATCCCGGGCACAGCAGTGTCCGGTTCGGGGCCGAAGACGGCATCAATGCGGCGGAGAAAGATTATCGCTGGACGCGCGAAGAATCCGACAATAACCGGCTGGCCGGAATAGTGATCCGCGAATTATATCTGGATCTACGCCTCGAAATCAAGATCATGCAACAATCGGGTTATGAAAAATTATCCGATCTTTGCAATCGGATCGAAAAATATGCGCCGGACGTATTGATCGCGCTGCATCGCAACGCGGTCAGCAATCCGCAGGCGAAAGGCTGGAGCCTGTGGTATCACGAGCCGAGTCGCGAGGGCAAAGGATTGGCGATAAGTATCGCCAATCATCTGCGCAAATTGCCGAATATTCAGGAAGACAGGGGCGGCGGCGTGCGCAGCGATTATGAGCGGTTCCCCGGTTCCGGATTTGCCGTCTTGAGAACGGTTCCCAAAGGCATCCTCTTCGAAGGCGGATTCATCACCAATCCAATCGATGAGATCTGGTATGACAGCGCCACGATCTTGGTCATAATCGCCGAAGCGATCGGCCGGGGAATGAAAGACCAAATATGAGCTATCCGATCGACATCAAGGAGCGCGCCTTCCAGCTATTCGTGCAAGGCGCGAGCTTCGACGAGATCCGGGAAGAGACCAAGGTCAACAAGAAGACGTTGATCAAATGGAAAAAGAACGAAGGCTGGGAAGCGCGTCGGGACAAAATTCTGAGCGAGGTAAAGGGCAAGAATGATGAGCAGGCAGTCGAAATCATATCCGAGCTATACGATTCGGCCGTGGATTTATATCGCGAGATCAAGGCGGACCTTAGAGAGGTGAGCAATTTCCGAACCAAGGAAGGCGGTGTGGCCGCGTACATCCAGCTGACGAATCTGATCCTGAAGCTGCAGCCGCCAAAAAAGGATATGAAAGTCGGCGATGTATTGAGCAAAGTGCTCAAGGTGCTTTTCGATCATCCCAAGATCGGACTGGTGCTCGATAAATACAAGGACGAAATCGTGGCGACGATCAATAAGGAACTGCAAAAGGACGAATCCTCCGGAGAACAAAAATGAGGACGACCAAACGAATGGAAAAGGAAGCGCTGGCCAAACTTCGGGACGAATTGCTCAAGCGCGATCAAATCGTCGAGGAATATAAGAGCAAACCGCAGAAGTTTCTGGAAAAATTCGGTTACAAATTCCCGCCAAAAACGAAACAATTGTTTGACGACATTTATTCAGAACGCGTTCAGTATGCAGTCGTCAAGGCGTGCCGGGCCGGCGGCAAGACGATGATTACCGCCGGACTGGGATTTTCATTCTTCCTATTCAAAAAATGGAATATGGGCATAGTGGCCGGCAGCAAGGAACAGGCACTGCGTACCATCGAATACTGCCAGGACATCACAGGCGAGCCGGAAGTCATTGATTACGTGCCGGACGAGACCAAAACGTTGATCAAGGGCAAATGGGGCAACTGGATCAAGGCATCGCCGGCTTCGACCAAGGCGATCCGGGGATTGCATGCCCGGGGCCGGGGCATGTTACTGATTCTGGATGAGGAAGCGGAAATGGAAGAGGCAATCGTCCGCTCGGCCTTGAAAGTGGCGAAGGATGCCAAACCCTGCATCATTGTGAGGTTATCTACTTGTCATAAAGTTACCGGAACCTTTGCCGACCTGGTGGATAATCATGAAAAATATGGTTATCGGCTTTATGGATTGGATTCGTTTGACGTCGCGGAAAAATGCACGGACGACTGCGATGAATGCCTGAAAGCGTATTATGGTACGCGCCCGGACATAAAAGAACGGGAAAAGGAATTCATTGTCTATTGCGGCGGCAAGGCGAAGCAGGGTAAAGGCTGGCTGCCGATCGACAACATCCGGCAGGCGTTCATCGAATCGCCCAAAGAATGGTTCGAGGTCGAGGATATGGGCATGCGGCCGTCGGGCGAGGGTATGGTGCTGCCGCCGGAAAAAGTCAAGCAGGCGTTCGATCACGACTTCGTGGGAATCGTGCCGACCGCGGAATCCTGGTTCGGCATCGACTGGGGATTCAAGGGTATGACCGCGATCGAATCGCTACAACGGGTTGACGATAAGGTTCACCTGGTGGAAAGCAAAGAATTCACGGAAATCACGCTGCCCCTGATCGTGGAATATCTCCGGGAGCAGAGCGAAATCCTCGGAACCAAGATAGTCTATGCCGATTCATCCCATCCCTTTGAAAATAATCAACTTAAGAACGAAGGCTTCGACGTGACCGAAGTGGTTTTCGGATCCTATAAAGAAACCGGCGCAGGCTGGCTGCGGTATCTTTTCGAGCGCGACCGGTTCGAGGCGCCGAAATATCTGGTAAAAGTCAAGACACAATTGATCAACTGGCGCCGGGATAAAAGCGGCAAGATCGTCAAGAAAGACGATCATCACTGCGATGCCCTGCTGGCGGGCACCAAAAAGCTCGAAGACAGCCAATCCGGGACCATGTTCCTGGGTCCGCGGGTGATCCCGCGCAAAGGCTCCGGTTTCATGGAATGGTGGACCAGGCTCCGGGGCAGAAAATTCGCATTAGCGGGGAGTTAAAGGGATATCATGCCTAATGTTAAGGCTAAAAGCGAGTTGACCAAAATTGACCTGGTTCTGTGCGCAACCGGAGGCTATGTGGGAGACATTTATACCGGTACAAGGAGGTTTTTGCTATGAAAGTACCTGGTGGCAGTACGATCAAGCGGATTTTCGGCGGTGAAATGCTGAAGACCATCCGACAATCCATAGACATCTGGAAATATTTCACGCCCAAGGAAAAAACCCTGGCTCAGTACGATTATGACCAGCTCAAAAAGGCGTATCGGGATAAGCAAGGGATTCGGCCCGTGATCAACCTCTCGGCCTCATTTCTTTTCGCCAACTGGTTCGAAGTGAAATGCGAGGATGAGGCGGCCCAGGAGTTTCTGATCGAGTTTTGGAACAACAATCGTCAGGGATTGCTGCAGGCGGGCATCGAAGGCGGATTATTTGGTAATACCTATTTGGCATTCGAGCATGACAATGCACTTGAGGAAATAATAATGAAGATCCTCCATCCCGGCGCGGTCAAGCCGATTTTCGATAAGGAAAAATCCTGGCTGATCAACGGCTATGCGATCAAGATTAAAATCGAAAACTCGATGATCGAGGAAACGATCGATCTTGAAAAATTTATAATCAAGACCAATGGACGGGATCCCCTGATCGGCAAGAATCCCTACGGCATTCTGCCGATCGTGCATGTGGCTGAGATCTGTTTTTCGGATGAGACTTTCGGTACCGGCGAAATCGACGAGGCATTATATTCTATGATAGAAAAATACAAAAGTGTGCTCGACAACGGCGTTGAGGTTGAGGAATATCATGGTTCACCGATCCCGCTTTTTATCGGCGTCAAGGATTTCAGCGAGCTCAAGCAGAAAATTGAGGGCGAGGAGACCTGGAAGCCGGGCATGGGAATATGTCTGCCCAATAAGGATGCGGATGCGAAATTCCTCGAATCGAGCCGCGGCGTGACCAACGCGATCGAACTTTTGAAAAAAATCTTTTATAATTTCGTGATCCAGTCCGAGACGCCGGAGTTCATGCTCGGCGTGCATATTCCCGCGAGCCAGGCATCGACCAAAGAACAGCGCGCGCCGGTGGAACGTAAGACCGAACGCAGAAGGCTGGTCTGGACCAAGGCGTTGCAGCAGGCGAATCAGATTCTCCTGCGCATGTACGAATATCATAATTCCAAAAAAGTCTCTACGTATAAGACCAGGATCGACTGGGGACAAATCTTCGAAAAAGACAAGGCCGAAGAGGCGGAGGTGATCGCGAAAAAATCACAGGCCGTGGCGACACTGCGGGAGCTCGAAATCATCTCGACCGAAACCGCGCGCCGGGCATTGCCCGAGATGATCGATGATCCCGACAAGGAGAAGAAGCGGGTCGAGGATGAACGGCAGCAGCAGGAAAAGACAAAAACAAAGCCTGAACCGTTGCCACAAGAAATAACAGAAGAAGAGAAGGAGGCATAATGTCATTGGCATTTAAGGAAGCAAAGCTGGGATTGGCGGATTCGGGTTCGGTCATCGATAATTTATCGATCGACTATACGAGCAAGCCGCCCACTCCACAGATAACTTACAACGCCCAGATCCCATACGAAGTCAAAACTTCGACCTGTAACGAAATCAAGGTGAAACGGGCGGCGGGCTTGGTGGATTTGAATTTCACGAACAACGACGCGGTTAATCCACATACGATCAAATACCAGATTTTCGTGGATGGGAGCCTGGTCGTGGATCGCTCGACCGGTTTCGAGATCGACGCCGGCAGCACGCTGGCGAAACATGAAGTCATTTACCAGGTGGATCCGACGGACCAGAATCTGAACGTACAAGTTTATCTATGGGCGGATGAAATCGAGAAGATTGATCTCGACGATCATCAAATACAAGCCGGCATCGGCGCGGAGCAGAATACGAAATGTCTGGAGATCCAGAAAGATTACGCGCAGGGGCTTTATGCGGAATTCCATCCGATCGTGGCCGGGAATTCCATCTACAGATTGAAAGCTAAATATTCCGGCGCGACAATCATGACCGGCGATGGAAATAGTTTTAGTCTCAGCCAGATCATACCCTACACCGAACTCTATTTCGAACCGGCCGCAAACGATGTCATTTATCTAACCGGTATCAGTCTGGTATAGGAGGATACATGCCGAAGGGACAATGGACCCCGCCGGATGCCGGTGATGCGCCCGCCGAATTGAAGAGGATTCTGGCCGAAGTATATTCCAGCTGCCGGGACGCACATCCGGAAGAGAACGAAGCGACGAAAGCACGCTGCGCCCAGACTGCCTGGTCCGCGGTCGAGAAAGCCGGTTATCATAAAAACAAGGACGGCCAATGGCTAAAGAGCGAGATGGTTTTCGGAATCGAATATGGCGAGCTATGCAGCGAAGAGATAAAAATCACACCGGTCGTCGACATCGCAAAACTCACCGAGGGCGATCTGAATCCGTTTTTCGTCACAGTCAAGGTACTCAAGACGGGCATCTCGAAAAACAATTTCAATTATTCAATGGAAAATTTGATGCAATTGAAAGCACAATTGCCGTTGTATGGTTATCTCGGACACGTCAAGGAAGCGGACATCGGCCACGTCTACCGTGACTGGAAGACAATCTATATCGGCGGCGAGATCGTGAACGACTGGCTGTATATGAAAGGTTATATTCCCCCGCAGGAGGATTCCCTGCGCAAGAAAGTGGCATTGAGTTTAAAGGCTAAACCGATGCCGGTAAGCGTGCAGGGATTCTACCAGCTGAAGCCCCGGGGCGAATACTACGACGTTGTGCAGATCAGGGGGCTTTCAATCGACTGGGCCAATGCCGGGCTGGAAGGTATCGAAGGCGCCCAGGTCATAAAAGTTGGCAAAGAGACAACCGAAAAGGAGGAAATCATGCCGACAAAAGAAGAGATCCTCGCAGCTCTGACTGTGGAAGATATCCGTAAAGGAAGACCGGATGTCGTGACTTCAATTCAGTCAGAGATGCAGAACAGCGAGGTGGAGAAGAAACGTAAGGAGACGGAGCAGAAAGAACGCGATGACAGCAAGAAAAAAATCGAGACTTTGGAAAAGGAGAATCTCGATCTGAAAAAGACGGCGCTCGATGGGCACCGCACCAAGCTGCTCGCCGAGATCGTGGACGAAAAGATACGGGAACTCGCGGGCGAACTGCTCAAAGGCGAATCGGTCGAAGAACTGGACAAGAACTGGGTGACGGTGAAGGATAAATTTTCCAAACTCGAAAAGCCGGGCATGCCGATCATCGCCGGCGCGGAAACGAAGGGCAAAAAAGCCGGCGCGGATTTTCTGGAAGAGCGGCTGCTGCCGGTTTGATCAAGGGAGGCTAAAGTGAGTCAAAACCAAAAAATCTGGGGCGCGGTCGAGACCGTAGTATTCACGGCGAGCGCCAACCATGCGGCCGGCGATCTGGTGCATGAAGGCAACTGGTATGGCGTAGTCACGGACACAGTCGCCAGCGGCGCGAATGGAGTACTGGGGATCCGGGGTGCATTCGAATGCACCAAGCAGACGACCTCGGAAGTGATCGCTTCGGGCGATTTTATCGAATTCGTCACCGGCGGCAAAGTACAGAAACACGATCAGGGCGTGAAAATCGGCAAGGCCTACGAGGCGGCGGGTGCAACCGCGACCAAGGTCATCGTGATCCTGATGCCGGAACTATATTAACAAGGAGATGAGACCATGAAAAAACTATTTGCAATATTCATGCTGCTGGCGCTGACCGCGATCGTCGCAGCGGACGTGATCAGCGTGACGGCGCCCAATAAGTTCAGCGTGGTCCCGGGGACCACGATCTACTGGGATAAAAACCGGTTCAACGATCTACACCAGGCCGATACGCTGCTTTTTTCCATGGACCGGGATTTTACGACCAGCGGCGAAAGCACGGCGGTATTTCTGACCGGTATTGCGACGGCGGGATATCTGACTGCGAGCGTACTCAACGATT